TAAATAATATATACAGTAGGCCTGCCCTGCGCCGGTTTGTCAGACCGACACAGGATTACTATTTAGTATGTGCCAGTGTTATTTGTTAACCTCCATTTCACTGCACACTTTGCGCCGTAGGCTTGGCGCTTTAAGAGTGTGTTCGATACTATAGGATATAAACTATCTTACAGTTCACTTATTATCTTTGCAGAACATTCTCTGCAAAAACAAAACACTTTCTCACCATCATACTCCATTGGAATATTGGCAAGGCACTCTTTCTTCTGGTCACAGAAGCACATTGTATAGAATCTACCGCATTCACTGCAGAGTCTATCTGTCATCTGTGTCCTCATCATTCGAACGTGCAATATACTCATCCATATAATTAGATGGATGCTTTAGTTGCCATTCGAATATTTCTGACGGGGATACTACGCAAGATGCTTCATCCCGCATACGAGTTAAGGCTATGCAACCTATAGTCTCGTCGACATAGATTACAAAGCCAGTATCGCCTAGCTCACAAAAGCCAGACTTAACGTATGCTTTGGATTTGTCATACTTGTCCCAGTATGTTTCCTTTTTTGGTTCCATATTTGTCTCCCCGTATTAGTCTTGAAACTAAACTAACACGGAATGGAGCAATATATAGTTCCTAATCCCGATGGGGGCCGAAGCCCCCCAGACATCATTAACTGTTCTACTTCGAAGATTCTTTTTTAAATCTCCCAAATATATCAATTACTTTTCTTCCTCTGTATCTGTATTCTCCTCCAGATGCATACTTTACATTTATCCATTTACCATCTATTTTCTGGATGGTATTAGGATTATGTTTGAAGTGTTCGTTCTTCATTGTTGTCAGTCCATATGTTTCACTCATTCTTCTTCTTCCTCCTTTATTGTTTTTCCCGATTCTAATTTTGGGGAGTAGTTCTTCATAAACTCTCGGTGTTCTCCTCCAACATTCCTATTACTTTTGAAGTCATTCCATTCCAAAAGTAAGTTCAAGCCCTTATCTGTTATTTTCCAGATTTTGTGTTTGTCCATTTTTTTCCTGCCCGACTATCCCTGAGGATAAGTCTATAGGCGGATGCCTCGACGGAACCACAAGAAAGTCGGATGCTCCCTCCACTGACCGGCCTTGACCAGCATCAGCTTCACAGGGAGGAGCAGTTTATAGTCCTACTCAGGACAAAATGTCATACTCAGTCGAATAATTACTTATTCTTCTGCCTCGCCCTTAGCTTTAAGCTTTAGACGTTCTTTTCGTGGCTTCGAATTCCACACACCCTCTTCACAGATTGTATGTTTCTTCTTCGGACCACACCACGATTTATGGGATTTGATGCCGACCTTCGAAAATGTCTTAGTTGGAATTCCATCTGTATCAGTCTTACAACTGCATACAAACTTCTCCTTCTGAGACTTCTTCTTAGGTTTAGGCTTCTTGCCCACGCTACTTCTACCTGTTGGTCTTGTAAAGTCGCCGTCAAACTTCTTCATAAGAACCTCTAGATGTTTCTCCATATTATTTACCTTGCGATAAATTTTATTTAGTTTTTCAGTATTTGTAGTCATTAGTTTTACCTCCTTTCTTAGGTTAGTTCGCTATCCCCTCTTTCAAGGTTGGGGCGAATTCGGGGTTCGTTCGTGGCTCGTCTTATCTTCTGACTAAGACATCACTGCCATTACTAGCTTCCCATCAATTAAGACAGGAGACCGATTGCGAATATTTGACACTGCCCTACAAACTATATAATACTTTTCCGATTAGTTTAAATATAAGTTCATCAAAAGAAGAAAAAATTAATTCAGCTCACACTTTTCAGCGTTTGTCGTCGATAAACAGCCTAAAATTGAGGTCATCGGTGCTATCATTGTTTGTGTGCTCAATACTTAGTGAGTTCAGAAGCGAGTAAAATTTTCAAATCCTATTTTGTATAGATAATAAACATCTAAGATGGATATTATAGGACATCTACCAATAGACTTATATAGTTCCAAATATATATATAGAGTAGCTATGACTAGCAAAGAGCACGGATTGAAAAAATACAAACTAGTTAACGCACTAACAATGGATAATCCATTGTCGTTAGTAGAAAAGATTAAGCAAGTACCAGAGGATTATGAACGTTATAAGTTCTACCTGTGCGAACTTGACCAGGACCCAGGCTTATCATTGAACATCATTGAAACCAGCCGCGTTGCTGCTATGTTAATGCAATTGGAACGTTACGACTCTTGGTCGTACGAGAAGAACATTGACGAACTTTTAAATTACGAAACTACAAACGAACGTATGCGAAAAATGAACGAGTATGTATTAAATTACTTACAACGTGCACGAAACACCAACATCATTCAAGACAGCGTAGGTGCAGCTCAGGAACTTCTTATGGAGTTAAAGGGCGAAGACGGTGGTTTGAAAGTTGAATGGAAAAAACAACAAGAAATAATAGATATAGAGGTAGATGAAAATGACTAATAACACAACAGCAGAGACAAACGTAACAACTAACTTGACTGGTGACAGTGATACAGAAAGTATGATTGAGACCATTCTTGACGTTCTTACAGGTTCTCCAGAACTTATAGGTCTTCTTTTGGTAATCGTTGGAGCAGGGGTAGTAGCCTACTTCAAAGTTCCTGCCTTTAAGATGTTCGTAGATGTTTATGCTTCCAAGTTTATGAAAAAACACGAAGCAGAGATATTAGAACTCTTAGAGAAGAACTTAACTCCAAAGATGAGAGAAGCCCTTTCAGCGCAAGCAGAAAAGCATCTTAAAAATGAAATTTTAGTACAAGTTATTCTAAGCAACTTTGACCACACTGAAAAGAAGGCTCAAGGTACAGTTAAGAAACTTATCAGAGATTTAGCAAAAGAAGCTTAATGTACGAATTGGCTAACGTTATCGTAGAAGCCAAAAAGACCTTAGAAGAGGATTCAGCTACAGACGTTCGTTTTACTCATAATTATGAGATATTTAAACGGTTCGTCAACGTTGCTGAGTCTTCTCCGACGGACGAAGAGTTTCACAGACGCATACTGACAGACTTTGACTTGTTTTGTGTTGCGTATGTGCGACTAGACAACCGCAAGCCTATGTATCCTGCACCTTGGCAGAGTGAGGCAGCGGCTATTTTTGAATCGAGGGAAGTAAATTTATTCATTGAACCTCGTAAGATAGGTAAAAGTGCAGTACTTAGTGCCTATATTTTATGGAAGATGTGCAAGGAACAGTCTACCAGAGCAGTAATATTTGCTCCTACACAAGCACAGTTGTTCATTATGGACGACATATGGAAGTGTTTAAAGCGTTGCGACTACTTAATGGACCATTATGTCCAACCAAACGCTGGTGTACATAAGAGAGGAACGTTCGGTAAAGAATATATTCGATTTGCCTTTAATGAATCTGAGGTCGTTGCTAGTAATTTAGCACAATCGCAGAAAGCAGACAGTAAACGTGGTAATAAGGGGTCTCTTTTCATCGTAGATGAGATAGAGTTAGTTACCAAAGAGGTAAGAACTACGGTTATTGACGATATGATGGCCGACACATATACTGAAAAGAAGATGATAATGGTCGGTACACCCAAAAGTATCGCTAATCCAGAGCTTGAAATGGAGTGGGACGCCTATAAGGATGACCCAGAAGAGTATGGAACTCACCACATTGACGTGTGGGACGCTATTTTACAAGGTGCAATCACCCGTAGCTATATAAAAAACCGCTTTAAACGTCTACATATTCCCTGTCAGTGGGTATTGAAGAAGGGATTGTGTGCCCCGCGCGAACTAACAGAGGACGCAGAGATAGATGGATGGAAGTGTAACAAGTGTTGTATGCTTAATGAGGACTTTGTTGCGGAAAATATGGGAGAATTCCCTAAATCTGCAGGTAAATTCTTCCCAAAACTGTTTTTAGAGGCCTGTGCGCAGGATACTTGGGACTTTACTCTTAAATCAGAGGCAGGCAGGCAATATATTATGGGGATAGACTACGGATTGTTGTTAAATGCTACGCAAATAACGGTGTTTGAGGTATTAGCAGGCAACGCACGTCTAGTTTACTGGGAAGAAATATCCCCCGTACCCCCTGAAAAAGGACACAGAGACTATGACCCTATTATAGAACGTATAAAACGTATATATCACGCGTATAGAGGTAGAATAGTACGCATTTACCCTGATGCTACTGCAGCAGGTATACAAATAACAGCAGACCTTACTAAAGAACCTAGGAGAATACCGTCAAATAAGATATACTCAAATGAGACGGCAGCAAAGAAAGAAGTACTAGGCGTATGGATGACAGGTCCATATAAGCACGATATGTTACAGAACTATCGTAAAATCATAATGGACGGACGTCTGAGTGTCCCAAAGACGGAACCTTTTTATACTAAGTTCATTTTAGAACACGACGGAGTCGTCGTACAGAAAGTACAAGGAACTTCTAACTATTTGAAGTTTAAAGAACCTGTAGGAGGCACTATCGACCTATTAGATAGTATGGGCCTAGCCCTTTTACATTTATCGAAAGATGTAAGTCCACCTTATTTAGGATTTGGAGTATCGGAGTTAAAAAGATGAACTTTTACGGAGGAAATTTAGAGAATGATTGCATAGCTATATTAAATTGGTGCTATAGAAATCAAAGTAAGAAACAGAGTTACAGAGTGTTCGCAGACGAACTCGGTATACCTTTAGGAACATTACATCGTATTATTAAAGGATTCAAGTACTTTGGCGAAAGCCACTGGGCTCTAGCAACGTACGCAAAGAAATACGGATATGATGTTACGTTCGTAGGACGCAAAGGTTCGATAATCTGGGTTGACAAACGTAGACCTTATTTAGAGAACCCAGCATTGTACGAAGAAGATGGAGAATTGTTCCAAATATAAATAATGGAGAGTCACGATGTCCGAAAACAATAATAAATCATTTTTTGGTGGATGGTTTTCATCTGCCGACAGTCCGCTAACTGATTCTCAGGAATCCTTTGATGTATATAATACAGACATTGGAGACTATAGAGATAAAGAAGTAACTAAATTTTACGACCATTATCTTGTGGAATATCAAGAAAATGAGTGGTTCTCCTTTTTAGTTGACTATGTAGTTGGTGAGATGTTCACCGATTATCACTTTGTTGGCAAAGGTGCCAAAGAAGTAAGAGCATTTTTCGAAGAAACAGACCCTCTAGCATACGATGAAATAGAAATGATGGGTCTTAATGTAGTCCGTGAAGGTACGGGAGCATTAAAGAAATATTGGAATGATGGTCAATTATCTCAATTAAAAGCTATGAATGGGCGTCTTTTACGCCTTGATTTAATGGCACAGGAGCGAAAGGTTGCTTCTAATAAGCCAGTAAATCGATTAGATGGTACTGGTATGCCTTCGACAATCGCAGGTCAGAAACAAACCTACTCATCTACATTGGGAGCTAAAGTTAATGAAGTTGAAGACACTCAAATGTTACAAGTTAGTGTCGCATCCGATTCTAAATTTTTAGTTAATTTAAAAACTTGGAGAATATCTGATTATGATGATTACAGAAACGAGCAAATAGCCTTGTGCCGTATTAAGAGAGACCCACGGTCACCTTACGGCATTCCATTTGGTCGGTCTAGTTTTCACGTAATCAAGGCACTAAAAGGAGTGGATAGAGATATTCTTGCTTCGATTAAACAAAATGCATCTAATTTAAAAGTAATTAGTGCGGACCTAAGTGGGTTGGACAGTGACTCCGATAAAAAAACCGCTTTAGAGAACCTAGCTAAAACTTATGATAAGATAGCATCTGCTACTCAGGGAGTTGTGGCCATAGATAACCACCACGAAGTTGGATATATGGGAACTACAGGCGCAGGTTCAAGAGATAGCAGAGTGTTAGAAGTAATGGGCCATTTAGAGCCAGTTATATCTGCTTTATTGATGAATTATTTATTCTCAATTGGGCTAATAGAACAAAGTGGCGCTAATAAATCTATCATCTCACGGCAAGAAATAAGAGCTGAGAGACAGATAGAGCGATATAGGAGGGCAGTCGCAAGATTCTTCGAGACTCAAATCTTCCCTGATATAACCGAACAACCGTGTAAATTAGTATTTAATAAATACTATGAACCCGAAATATGGTTAAATCTATTCGAAAAGAACGTTATATCTAGAGAAAGGCTACTAGAACAAATGTCAATAATTGATGAAGGTACAACATACTTTAAAGATGTATCTGCATTAGCTATTGGAGGTGCAGGAGGAGGATTACCTGGAGGTAACCTGAAATCTAAAGAAGACAATAATGATGATTCCGCAGATAAGAGAAGAAGAGAGGAAGAACAATAATGCCTAAAATAGGTAAGAAAACATTTCCATATACAAAAGCAGGGAAGCGATTAGCTATGGAAGAAAGGAAAAAGAAAAAACGAGGTAAGAAATAATGACAAGTACACTAACGGCAGCTACAATGACCGTTACAATCACAGAAAGTATAAATCTAAATGGAACCAATCAAGGAGCTACAAATACTCTATCTTTAGCAAGTGTTGCTGAAGTATCAAAAAGAATAGTGAATGTTCCTAATTCGGAAGTAGAAGTTGTTAAATGCGGAACCGCAGTAGCGGCAGGACAATTTATAGAATCTACAGTGAAATATATAAGATTTACTAATTTAGATGATACAAACCATATTGGTTTGATATTTAAAAATGAAAATGATGATGAATTCGGAGTCAAATTAGACAAAGGACAATCATTTATTTATAATGGTGACATCGCAGGCGGCGTTGTAGATACAATGGACGCTCAAGATGGTGGCGCTGACTTAGCTGCAAATACATTTGCAGATTTAGTAAATGTTACTGCATATGCGGATACAGCAGCCTGTGATATGGAAATTTTAGTAGCATCAACTTAAACAATAAAATAAATGACAAATAATGATTATGGCGCAATTAACGTGATATCAGATGATGAAAAAGAAGCATTAGGTATAGGTGGCCCTAAACCCGAT